GATATACTCCATCTTCAGCTACTGCAGCAAAGGCATATTTAAATATTGTCGTTTCTGGTGTTGCATCAGATTCTGCTTCAATTGATATTCCTCGTGGTAAGAAATTTCAAGGTTTAATTGGTAATAGACAATATCAATTCGTAACCAATCAATCGTACACAGCAATTAAAGATGGTGAAAACAAATATTACTTTAATAATGTAGAAATATGCGAAGGTGAAATACAAACTTTCTCGTATCGTATTAATAATAAAGTACCAAATCAAAAATTTAAATTGCCAACTGATATGGCAGATGTAGAAACTTTAATTGTTGCTGTTCGTGATTCTTTAACAGCTACAAATGCTCAAGTATATACACATTATAATTCGATTTTAGATGTGAACTCTTCAGCATTTGCTTATTTCTTACAAGAAAGTTATGATGGCCAATATGAAATATACTTTGGTGATAATGTTGTAGGACATCAACCAGTCACAGGTCAAATTGTCGACATTGGATTCATAAAAACAAATGGATCAGATGGTAACGGTGCTACAACATTTACTATTGATGGATCTATTGGCGGAATATCAGCCATCGCTATCACAAAGGTTGATGGATTTACTCGTACAACTACTGGTTCTGATAAAGAAACTACTGATTCTATTCGTCATAATGCGCCTAAGTCATTTGCTTCTCAAAATCGAGCAGTAACAGCAATTGATTATAAAGCAGTATTAATGGCTGAATACGATTATATTGAAGATATATCTGTCTGGGGTGGTGAGGTCAATGATCCACCTGTTTATGGAAGAGTGTTTTTATCAATTAAGCCAAAAACAGGTGAATATTTATCTACAACTTCACGCAACATTATTAAACAATATCTTGCCGCGCGTAATGTTGGATCAGTTACTGCTGAAATCGAAAATCCAGATTATACATTTATTACTATGGATGTATTCTTTAAATACGATCCAAATTCAACTGCAAGAACAAAGGGACAGCTTGAAACAGCTGTACGCAATGCAATTCTAGAATATAATGATACTTATTTAGAAAAGTTTGATGGAGTACTTCGTTACTCGAAATTGTTAAAAGCCATAGACTCTGTTGATAAGGGTATATTAAATTCCTTTGCTCGTTTGAAGATGCATAAGCATGTTCAACCACAAACTGGTTTTACTGCTGATTATACAATTAAGTTTTCTAGTCCTATTTACATTACTGATACGACTGAGCAAACTCTATCTTCTAACAATTTTACTTTCCAAGGTCAAACTTGTACTCTTACTGATATACCAAAGACTGGAGCATATCCAAATAGAACAGTACAAATTTTGAATGCTGAGACCGATGCAATTGTAAGAGCTGATGCTGGTACAATTTTTCCAACTACAGGAAAGATTGAATTAAAGAACTTGTTAATTGAATCTTCTGATGTAATACTTATTTTTGCAGATCCAAATTCAAATGATATTGCTCCTAAGTATAACCAATTAGTTTCAATAGAACAAGACGAAACTCCTGGTATTACAGTTGTTGGAGAAGAAGATACAATTACCACCTTAGGTTCATCTGGTACTTCGCAATATACAACATTCAGTAGACACGAATAATTATGCGAGATAATATAGAATCAGGTAGGATTGAATCCTTACTGCCTCGTCAGTTAATAGAAGATTCAGCTGCCTTAATTGAATTCCTCAAAGAATATTATAACTTCATGAATGCAGAGGGAGGACCCTCTCATGCAATTAATTCTATATTAGCAAATCGTGATATTGATACTATTGTTGATGATTTCTTACTCCTATTAGAAAAGGAGTTAGGCTCAAGTTTTATCACAACTTTAGAAGCAAATAAAGAAATATTATATAAAAACATTGTACAGTTTTACCAAGCAAAAGGTTCAGTAGAATCTTTTAAAGTTTTATTTAGACTTTTATATAATACAGAAATTGAAGTATCCTTTCCAAAAGAAAAAATATTAGTTGCATCAGACGGTCGTTGGATTCAACAGAATTCTATTTTCCTTGATATTACTGCTGGTGATGCCTTTGATTTATTTGCAAAGGTTATAACAATCACCACTCCATCTGGTTTGCAAATACCAGCGGAAGTAGAAAGAATCAAGCAAGTTGGCCAATCAAATTACTATGAAATATTTGTAACCAAATCAATTAACATTGCTCGAATTGTTTTAAATTCAACGATTAGCGAAGATGGTGTTGTAGGAACTGTAGTACCTGCTGTTACTACGTATGAAATTGTATATGGTGGTCAAAACTTTAGTTTAGCACAATTTGTTGATATTGAAGAAGGCACCGGAACCGGTGTTACAATAAAGACTATTGAAGTTGATAATGCGACTGGTGCATTAACTGATATTAAATTTATTAATTTTGGTGTAGAATATTCAGATACTTTCTATGCCATGATTGTACCAACTGTTGACGTCGTTGGTGGAGTTGATATGGTAATATCAACCGATCCAGATGCAGACCAAATTACATATCCAAATCGAGCAATTATTAAATTTACGAATGGACCTGTTGTAGAATATCGTGGTGAATACTCTACAAATAACGGTTTCTTGTCTGACGATATATATTTGCAAGATAACTTTTTCTATCAGCAATATTCTTATTTAATTCGATCATCTGAAAGATTTGACGAATATAAGAATGTCTTGAATAGAACAGTTCATCCAGCCGGCATGGTAGCATTCGGTGAGTTTGTAATTAACAACTCATTCGATTTATCTAGAAACTTAGATGCATTACGACGTTATTTACGTACTCGTCTCGAAGATGTTGTTGATACAGAAGATCTTCCAGAAAAACACATGTATAAACCGGTTGCAGACATTGCTATTACTGGTGAACCAGTTTGGGAATGGACATTAGATAAACCATTAACTGAAATAATTACGGTAAGTCAATTACCACAAAAACATCTTACAAAGGGTTTATCAGATCTTGTTGGTGCCGATGATTCAAGTTTATTGATATCGCGTAATAAGATTAAGAGTGATACTGTTACAACAGATGATAGCGCATTATCAATGAATTTGAATTCGGGCAAGACTGACAGTATAAATAGTAGTAGCATTGGTATAATTGAATTAACAAATGATATTTATGCCGAAAATTATTTTGCAGAAGATTATTCAGAAGGTTTAACTTCATTTAACTAGGAGACAATGAAATGTTAATGAATGAACTCATCGGTGCAACTGGTCAAGTAAAGATTGAAGTCTTTGCTCCAGACGGCCGATTAAAAGATAAGGTTAATATTAAAAACCTTGTTGTCACAACTGGTCGTGAGTATATCGCGGCTCGTTTAAATGATGACGCCCCACCCGCAGAAATGACTCACATGGCTGTAGGTACTGGTACTACTTTGGCTGCAGCCGGTGATACAACACTTGAGACTGAAGAGGCTCGTGTTGCATTGACTACTGACACAATTACAGCTAATGAAATTGAATATGTTGCTACTTGGGGTCCAGGCGTTGGTACTGCAGCTCTTACAGAAGCTGGAGTATTTAATGATGGTACCGCTGGCACAATGCTTTGCCGTACAGTATTCAACGTAGTCAATAAAGCTGTAGATGACAGTATGACTATTACTTGGACTATTTCAATATCTTAAGAGATAAAAAATGGTAGCTATCGTTAGGCCAAATTTCCACCATACAATGGCGGATGCTATTTATGAAAAAATTCAAAATAGATCTGCCAACTATTATTATTTTATTGGTCAAGTTCTTTCTTGGGAAGATGAAGGTGATATAGACCAAGCACCTACTCCTAATAATCGCTATAGCGAAGAACTTACTGTTAGAAATAATATTGTTGGTGTAAAAGGCGTTACAATTAATAATGTGTCTTTCATCACTCGAAGAATTGATTGGACATCTGGTGTCGTTTATTCTCGTTTTGATGATAGATATTTGGCCAACGATGGTGCAATGAATCAAATAGACTTTTATGTCGTTACTGACGATTTTAATGTTTATAAGTGTATTGATAATAATTCTGGTGTAGCATCAACAATTAAACCAACAGGAACAGATCCTGGATATACCACAACTGCTGATGGATATATTTGGAAGTTTATGTACTTCATTCCATTAAGCTTACGTAATAAGTTTATGACTAATGACTATATGCCAGTCATTAAAAAGGTTAAAAACGAATATTACGAAGCTGGTACTATTACTGGTTATATTTTAAATGATGGTGGTCAGGATTACGACCACGACCAAACTTATGCAGTTATTACTGGCGACGGTGCTGATGGTGCTGCTGATTTAGTAATTGAAAATGGCATAGTTACAGGTGTTACCATTACAAATGCTGGAACCGGATATACACAAGCTTATTTAACAGTAACAAAAGGTTTGTTAGATCCTGGAACTGGAGCAGATATTGATTTAACATTATCCACTCCTGGCGATTTAGATTCATTGCAAGCTGACGTTGAAGCTCTTACAGTTGATGGCGAAATATCTACAATTATAATTACAAATTCGACTTCAGGTTATACAGCTCCTCCTGCAATTACTATTACAGGTGATGGTACAGGAGCGACTGCCGTTGCAACTATAGACGTAAATGGTGAAGTAGATTCGATTACAATGACAAATCGTGGATCGGGTTATACTTTTGCTACTGTATCAGTTGCTACTGAGAATTTAGGAACAACAGTAGCCCGCGCAATCATGTCTCCATTGGGCGGTCATGGGTTTGATGCTCCTAGAGAATTAATGGCAGATACATTATGTTTTTATGTTTCATTTGAAGCTGAAACAAATCAAGGACTATCTGTCAATAATGAATATAGGCAGTTTGGTCTGGTAAAAGATTTTGATGAATATGGCGCGGTCCGAAAATTTATTAATTCTTCTGGATCGGCGTGCTTTAAATTAGAAGGTACTTTTCTTGGTGATAGTTATCCAGAAGATACTCTTATTCATACAGCAAACGATGCAAAAGTAATGAGAGTTATTGCTTCAGAAGACAATGCAATATTAGCAATACCAACAGATGGAACTGTACCTGTAGCTACAGATGAATTTTTCAATGTTTCAGAATCAGCTAGCTTTACTGTAACCACTGTTACAGAACCAGATCTTGATGTATTGTCTGGTGAGGTTTTGTATGTCGATAATCGATTAGCATTTACTTCTTCAGAAGAACAAACAGTTACATTTAGAACATTTATCAAGTTTTGATTATAAATAGAGATTATTATTAGGAACAATCAGAATGGCAATTAATCTAAACACTGATCCTTATTTTGACGATTTTGATGAAACCAAAAATTATCATCAAATTCTGTTTAAGCCGGGCGTTGCAGTTCAAGCGCGAGAGCTTACTCAGCTTCAAAGTATTATAAAGAACCAAATTAAAAGATTTGGAGATCATCTATTTAAGAATGGCACACTTATTCATGGTGGTAATGCCACTCTTGATTTAAGATATAATTGCGTCAAGCTTGCTGCTTCAGCAAATGATAGTGTTTTAAGTTTAATTGATAATGAAGTTTATGGTACTGAATCAGGCCAAAGAGCTTTAGTTGTACATGCCACTCAAGAAGATACTGACGGTAATCCTCCTACAATTTATGTTAAATGGTTGAATTCAACTTTAAATAAAGAAAGCGTTGGATTCTCTCCTGACGAAGCCATTTATAACGCTGGTAAAAGTGTTCGAGTTTTTGCCGCTGCAGCTGCTGTAAATACAGTTGGCTCAGCCTACGTTATTTCTGAAGGCGTAATGTATGTTGGTGGCCATTTTGTATATTTTCCAGATTCAACATTAGTATTATCACGCACTGGTAACCCAGGAAGTGTTATCGTTGGATTTGATGTAGAAGAACAATTATACACATACACAGATGATAACACGTTATTAGATCCTGCAAACGGTTCTTATAACTATGCGGCTCCTGGTGCTGATCGTCTTTATGTTGATATGACATTAGCTACTCGAAGCTTTATTAATGATTCAGTTGCCGATGCTAATTTTGTTGAAGTCGCTAGAATTCAAGCAAATAAAATTATTCAGCAAGCAGTTGTTGGAGATTATGCCGTATTAGGAGACGTATTAGCGCGCAGAACTTATGATGAATCTGGTGATTATGTAGTACGTCCATATCAAATGCAATTATTAGAGCATTTAGATACGGGTTCCAATAATGGATACTATGATTCAAATCGTGGCGGTGATGCATCCAAATTTATTGCAAAAATAAATCCAGGAAAAGCTTACGTAAAAGGTTACGAAATCGATTCAATTAAGAATGCTGCAATTGCCGGAGATAAAGCTCGAGATACTGAAGCTGTCGATTCCGGAACAGTATATGTGCCTTATGGTAATTCTGTATTTGCATATATCACAAATTCATTCCCAGAAGATTTAGATGATTTACCATTAGTAAGTTTATATAATAACGTTGGTGATTCAGTAAGTCCAGCCTCGCCTCAAGGTATTTTGGTTGGTACAGCTAGAATAAGAAACATAGAGCAATATGATACTGCTGGTAATTATAAAGTTTTCTTATTTGATATTCAAATGAATCAAAATTATTCATTTGCGAATGACGTCAAACAAATTTATTATAATAATGCAACTGCTTCAGATTTTACGGCTGATATTGTATTAGAAAATACACTATTGGCTGGAACAATTTCAGTGTCAAATTCTTCTACAGCAGTTACTGGTAATGGTACACGTTTTACAGAAACACTATCAGTAAATGACTATATTGAAATTGCAGGTGATTATTATCAAGTTAATACTATTACTGATGATTTAAATCTTGTATTAGATACTAGTTTTACTGGTACTACTATTTCAGGCGCACTATTAAATGTTGGTAGAGCAGTTATAAAGAATCCTGAAAAGAATTCTTATATATTTCCTCTTCCAGCCGATATAGTAAAAACAGTTGATGCAAATGGTACTGATACAATTTACTCAGTACGCCGAGTATACACTCGTACGCTTACTGCTGGTGTTGCAGCTTCATTAAATGCAAATACAGATGAAAGCTTTAATAGTTACTCTTTTGATAACTGGCAAGTATATAATTCACAAGGTATGCCAGTTACTATTACTGGAGCAAATATTACTTTTTCTGGTAATAATACAGTTGCTGATATTGATTTGTCTGGATTAGGATTTACGAATGAAACAGTTTTCATTGTAGGTACTGTACAAAAGACAAATGCACCAGCAGCTGCTAAGAATAAAGTACTTCAAACAAATTCTCAATTAGATATATTGACTGCAGGTCCAGCACAGGCAAATAATATTTCATTAGGAAAAGCAGATGGTTATAGATTAGTATCTGTTAAAATGACTACTACAGGTGCTTTCGGCGATCCTGCTTATGATAATACTACTGAAGTAGATATTACAAATCGTTATGATTTTAATAATGGTCAAAAAGCTTTTTATTACGATAGAGCTTCAATCACTCTGAAATCAGGTGCTGCGGCTCCAACAGCTCCAATAAGAATTACCTTTGACTATTTTACTCATACCTCAGGCGATTTCTTCTCAGTTGATTCATATTCAGATATTGCATATGACGATATTCCTACATTAACTTTGGGTGGAACACAATACGTATTAAGAGATTGCTTAGATTTTCGTCCAAGGATTAATGACGCTGGTACTGGATTCTCTGGTACTGGAGCAAATGTAGGAGAATTCTTAGATTACGAAGATGATATATCAACATCATACGAATTTTATCTACCACGAGTAGATAAAGTGGTATTGACGAATAAAGGTCGTATTCGTATCATAAAAGGTAAGAGCGACTTAGAGCCTAAAGAACCAAAGACACCAACAGACTCTATGGTTCTCTATGTTCTCAGGCAAGAAGCATACGTATTCGATATTAAGAAAGATGTTAAAGTAATTAGCATTGATAATAAGCGTTATACTATGCGTGCAATTGGTAATCTTGAAAAGAGAATTAAGAACCTAGAATATTATACAACGCTGAATCAGATTGAACAGGATACTCAAAATTATCAAATTAAAGATGTTAATGGTTTAGATCGATTTAAGAATGGATTTATTGTAGATTCATTTACCGGTCATGGTGTTGGCGATGTTTATCGACCAGATTATAGAGTTGCCGTTGATAAAATTAATAACGCATTAAGACCAGTATTTCAACAATATATGCTAGATCTGAAAGAAGATTTAACAGTTGATTTTGCATATGATGAAACAACAGAAGCTACTGTAAAGAGCGAAAGAACTAATAAGAATTACACACTAACTGGTGATTTATATAGTTTACCATTTACAGAAGAAAAATTTATTTCTAATAATAAAGCTTCTACTTTTACCAATTTAAATCCATATAATGTTGTATCCTTTAAAGGTTTACTTAAAGGTAAACAAGAAGATATATGGGAAACGAAAGTAACTGGTGCTGAAATTCGTCCAGGAGTTGATACTTCTGATTATGATTATATTTTATCAGAATACAGACAACGAGATGCTGCTGACGGAGCAATTGATGGTTACATCTGGGGTGAAGAAATTGTAGGTTCTGTTGATCTAAGAAATGGTGTTGAATACATCATTGGTCAACATGGTACAGCTTATGATATTGGTTATGACGATATAGAAAACAAAGAAACAGTTATATCGAAAAGTGTTGTTTCTAAAATGCGCGATGTATCAATACCATTTAGTGCTTCGGGCTTAATGCCAGACACTCGAGTGTTTATATTCTTTAATGGTGTTAATGTAACAGAAAATTGCAGATACACTGGAGATTTTGCATCAAGAGTTCAAGCACATGACGCTTATGATAATCCAGGAAACGGCGCATATTTAGCAGGTTCATTTAATGCTATGGGCGGTGTTGTTGGTAAATCTTTAATAACAGATTCTGACGGTGAGTTGCAAGGAACTTTTGAATATGCAGCAGATAAATACAACTTACCAACTGGTGTATATACTTTAAGAATTACTGATGATCCAACAAATAATCCAGAAAATGAATTTACCTCTGCTTCAATGCAATTTAATTCATCTGGTACTCTTTTAACATATCAAGATAAAATTATCACAACTCGTGTTCCAAGAGTAAGCGAGCAAGCAGTACAGAAATCTAGTTCAAGAGTTGATTGGTCAGACCAAGGAGAAATAGCTGATAAATATTGTGATGGTCATGATTTGTGGGGTAAATACCACGATGGAAATGGTGGCTATTTTGATCAGTTAATTGAAACAAACAATGTTGCAACATGTCAATATGAGCCTGGTTCTGCAACACAAGGTTGCCCAACTCAAGGTACTGTGCTTGATACATTCTGCGACCATAAATCAGGTGAGCTAAAGCAATTGATTGCTGGTGGTCCTGATGTAAATGGCGTATGTACGACTAGCGTGGTTGTAAAAGAAGCAAACTCTCCAGGATGTATACCACCAAATCCATGTGAAGGAAACGGTGTAATTAAGAATACGTTCTGTCAACCAGGAACAGCTCAAAATTCACAAGATCTTTATGGTGAATATTATGATGGTACATACAATTATGTAACTGGTATTTGTGGTACTTATACTGCATTGATTGATGCTAATAACGTAGAAGATTGCGCAAGTAAAGATCCTTGCCCAGCTTCAGGTACGTTGGTCCAAAATCAACCTACTGATTGTCGTACACCATTTACTGAATATAGATCATATCACGATGGTAATTGTGGTACATATGAAATTGTATATTCATTGAATTCAGCTACGTGTGGATATGTTGATACTGCAACATTAGAGCAAGCAATTGTTGATGGTGATACCACTATTACACAGAAAGAATTAGATCTAGCAGAAGCATATGATCCTAATGATGCTCCAGCAGTAAATACTCATTTAAGATTTGAGTGTTATGGTGCTGATTATTATGAAATTTTAGCTGATGGTAACTGGGGAGAATCTGCAGTATTGATTGAAGCAAATTCATCTTTCTATTGCGATTATCATGAAGAAAAAAATACTGTTGTTATTCAGACATTCCATGACCTTGATGCAGATGATGACGATGACGGTGATTTAGATCCGCCTCGTTCTCAAAATAACGATAGCTTAGGTTATGCGTCTGCTGTCTTTGCTTATGCATTTGGACGTCCTCCTACAGCAAGTGAAAGAGATGAAATTGAAGCTTATGCCGAGCATAAGGGATTAACTGTACAAGATTTTATTGATGCAGAAACATCAGCTGAAAGTATTACAGCAGACGGCTTACGCGGTGATATTATTCCTTCTGAATACAACGAAGCCGCAGCTAAGGTTGGACATTTCTTTAAAGATATGGTAAATGAAGGTATTGCTCGAGGTATTGGTGCTGACTCTGATGCATCAATTACTAATTATATTAATGAAAAAGGAACTATGCCAGGAGGAGTTACACCCGGAGTCTTTATTGGTGTTCAAGCTGCAGTAGCAATTGCAAATGCTGATACGCTAGAAGGTGGTGGTTGGGCACAAAAGGCTGTTGAAGTTACATTAAATAATTCTATAAATTCTGGATCGATTACAGGTGAATAAAACAGGAGTAAATAAATAATGGCATCTTATAATTCATTAGTAGATCCTTTAGCACAATCGTTCTTTATTGAAGAACCTTGTTGTGTTACTAGAGTAGATTTGTACTTTAAGACAAAGGATAACTACTTACCGATGCTAACGCAAATTAGAGCCAATGATAATGGATTTCCTGGAGATTATATTGTACCATTTTCAGAAGTTATAACGCATCCAAGAAATATTCAAACTTCAACAGATGGTTCTGTAGCAACAACAATTACATTTCAGTCTCCTGTATATTTAGTACCGGGAGAATATTCTCTTTGCTTAGGTACTGATTCAAAGAGATATCAAGCATTTATTTCAGAGCTTGATCAAACTGATTTAGTTACTGGTAAGCGAATATCTTCTCAACCATATATGGGCACTTTGTATAAATCACAAAATGCTACTACATGGACTCCTGAGCAATTACAAGATCTTAAGTTCAATTTATATAGAGCTGTTTTTGATAAGTCAGTTACCGCTACTCTAGATTTTAGAGCTAGGCAAAAAGGTGATATGAATTCTACTGTTTTAGGAATTGAGCCATTAGAATTATTCAATGGTTCTACCACTATGAGAGTGCATCACAATAATCATGGTATGACTGACGGCACTTACGTAATTATAAGTGGTATTGAAAACTTGGGTGGTCATGCCACGGCTAATTTGGCTGTACTAGATACGGGTGTAACTCCTGGAACAACTCTTGGTCAAGACATTGATGGGCCAGGAACAGCATATGGAATTAATTTTAATAATGTTGAAGATGTTCCATTGCAAATTAGCAACGTTACACAAAATAGTTATACTGTTGATGTTGGCACTGCCGCAACACAATCAATTCGAATTGGTGGAGAGCAAGTTGTTGCAACTAGAAACTTATTGATTGATGCAATTCAACCGAAATCTGGAGTTATTCAGAATGGTGACACTGTTATAGGTCATCAAATAAAAGGAACATATACTAATTACACACAAGATTCGGCCTTCATTGATATACCCGCAACATTAACAGAATTAAATGCTACTCGATTGGTTGCGAATTCAACTGTAAAAGCACAGAATCTTTCTGGTAATGAATCATTTCATTATCGTATGAATTTGTCTACTTCAAATAAGTATGTTTCACCTTTAATCGATAAGCAAAAATTAGGATTGTTGACATATCACAACTTAATAAACAATCCAACGTATGCAAGTGAAAATCCATTGACAGAAGATGAAGTAACTTTCATGTCTGCTGTTACTACTAATATGGTACAGTTAACTGATACGACTGCAGTGTTAGAAATACCTGTTGCATATCAAGAAACTGTTCAATCAATTCCTCTTGGTTCTACTGTAACAATATCAGGTTCAACTAATACGAATGATGGCACATATAGAGTAACTGAAATTGCTAGTGATGGAACTGAATTATTTTTAGCTACGATTTCTGTTGGTGGATTGTTTGGTACTCTTAATGCAACTGATTTTACAGTTGTATATGGAAAAAATTATGTTGCAGAAGAAGCAGATGTAAATGGATCTGTTATATCAAAATATATCACACGTAAGATTAGTTTAGCAAATCCATCGACTGCTATTAACTTAAGAGTTGATGTGAATCGAAAAGCTGGAACAGACTTACTGTTTTATTATAAGCCATATTTAGTTGGTGAAGATATTCCTGGTGATGAGTTCATTCAAATTCCATCTCCAAATCTTCCAGTATCTTTAGATAATTCATTTACAGAAATTGAATTGGAGCTTGATGAATTGACTCCATTTGATGGACTTGAAATTAAAATTGCATTTACATCAAATTCATCATCAATTGTACCTAAGTGCAAAAACTTAAGAGTGATAGCATTAGCATAATATGAAAAAAATGAATGTAGAACCCTTTAGTGGATTTGAGCATCTTGTAAAAGATACTTATTCTAAGTCCATTACAAACGCTGACAATAAAGCATATGAAGCTTATATGCATAAAAGAAATCAAGCAAATAGAGAAGAAATTTTTAAGCATAATACTCAAACTAAGATACAATCAATGGAATCTGATATAAATACTATTA